ATTTACAAAACTTTCTCCGCCACTACCACTGACACCTTGAACACCTTGAGATCCAGAACCTAAGGTACCTTGAACACCTTGAGTTCCAAAAGTACCTTGAGAAGCGATGGTTCCTTGAACACCCTGATTAGAAAGACCTTGCAGACCTTGAGTACCCTGATTACCATCTACTCCTTGTTTACCTTGAACACCAAGAACACCAGGTGAACCAGTTAAACCTTGAGATCCCTGGGTACCTGTGCCACCAGTCAAACCTTGAACACCTTGGTTAGAGATGCCTTGGAGACCCTGATTACCTTGAATACCTTGGTTAGATAGACCTTGTAAACCTTGGAGACCTTGATTGCCTTGGAGACCCTGAGTTCCGTCAGTTCCATCAGTTCCGTTATTACCTGCTGTTCCTTGGGATCCCGTGCTACCTGTAGTTCCTTGGACACCTTGATTTGAAAGTCCTTGGATACCTTGGTTAGCAAGACCCTGAACGCCTTGAGTACCTTGAGAAGCAATGGTTCCTTGAGTACCCTGTCCAGCACTCTCCCCATCTTTACCTTGAACACCTTGATTGCTTATACCTTGTAATCCCTGAACTCCCTGAACACCCTGAGTTCCCTGTCCTGCATTAGATCCATCACGTCCTTGAACACCTTGTTGTCCTTGTAGACCCTGAACACCTTGTTCACCAACAAGACCCTGAACACCTTGGTTAGAGAGACCTTGTAAACCTTGGAGACCTTGGAGTCCTTGCAGTCCTTGATGTCCTTGAGCACCTTGGAGTCCTTGAAGTCCTTGGAGTCCTTGAACACCTTGACTACCAGTCTCACCTTGAGCACCTTGAGCACCAGTATTACCAGCAGGACCTCCACCACCTTGTATACCAAGACTTCCCTGAACTCCTTGTCCAGTTAATCCTTGAAGTCCCTGTACACCTTGAGTTCCAGTATTACCAGTTGGTCCAATTTGACCAAAAGTTCCTTGAGTTCCAGTATTACCAATAATGCCTTGGAAACCTTGGGCACCATATCCCATATTTCCCTGGACACCTTGAGGTCCATATGCGCCAAGATCACCCTGGATTCCAAGTGGGCCTTGAATACCTAGATTTCCTTGAGCACCTTGTGTTGCTTGTAGTCCCTGTGCTCCAAATGCTCCCTGTGTTCCTTGTCCAGCATTTACACCATCTCTACCCTGAACACCCTGAACACCCTGAGTACCTTGGTTGCCTTGTACTCCTTGTACTCCTTGAATACCTATTGTTCCTTGAAGACCTTGTGCTGCATATTGACCTGCAATACCTTGAGCACCAGATGTATCACCACCATCTAACCAAACACTACCACCTTGATATACCCAGATGTGGTTTGTTAAATCATCAATTACTGCACTACCAATACCAGCATTTGGATATGTATTATTTAAAAATGTCTGAACATTTCCTGGAGGATTAATTGCAACGTTTGCCTCTGTTGCAAATACATTAAAGTTAGCACCTATACGTCCCTGAACACCTTGGATGCCTTGAGGACCTTGGGTGCCAGTATTACCCTTAATACCTTGAGCACCACCACCAGCACCACCAGTTAGGTTTGTACCATCACCAAAAGTAGTATAAATTTCAGTAAAATTATCATTAATTTTACCAGCGCCAACTTTCAGAGAATCACCAGTCCCGTCGTTATCAGTTGTACCAGTATTGATTATCTTTTTGGCCATTACTATCTAGTGCAAACGCTTTTACGTATATGTATTTAGTTGAATAATCTGTTATGCATCTTCCATACGAACGATGGTAAGTGTCACAGTAATATCTGCAGATTCGGTTTCATTATTGGTGACTTTTAAATAGATGTCTCTGTTTGGAGTTTCATCATCATTCCAACCAATTATACCTGGCGTCATTTTAAATGTAGTGATTCCAGAAGTAGTTGTATAACCTTCTGCAATTACTCCAGATCCGGGAGATGCATCTTCAGTATGTAATCTAGATGTATCCGCATCTCTAGAAGCAGCATCAGTATACACCCTTACCCAAGCAGCACTAGAGACACTCACTTTTTGAAGCATATAAGATCTATGCCCAGTAATGATCAGATCACTAGTTGTTCCAGCATCAATATTTCCAGTATTAGTTGAAACTTCTTCTCTAGTACGTGTAGAACTTACTATGTTAATTTTGCCACCCATATTGGTGTGGGTAGTACATTGATAGTATAAGGTGTCTGGAGCATCAAACTGAACATTCCAAATTAAGGTATCATTGAAAACATCATTCTTTCTAAGTCCATCATTATATTGTGTACCAACAGACCCGTTTGGTGTACTTTGAATCCTAAGTGGATATTGACCTAGAGAATTAACAAATGCATACTTCTGACCCCTCATTAAAGTAAATTCTGGGTTAGATTCTGATCCATCCAATCCACGACCGAAGAAGTTGTAACTATTTGATTCATCGGCACAAACATCCCATGAGTTATCAATTCCTTCCCATTTATACGCCCAAAGATTATTAAATGATCCAATACCAGCAGCGACTGCTGATGTATTTCCAGCGGTAGATGGACGACCATTTCTTGGATTTACCGTACCGATACCGACATCAGATGTTGTAGTTAATCCGGTACGAGGATCACTCGCCCAGACTATAGAATCACCAATCATAATGATAACACTTTTTGATATTTAGTTAGAGTCAAAGGTGAGACCCGTCGAATCCTTACTGTATACAGTGGAGTCAAACGTGTCATTGTATGTAACTGCTGCACCTGCTGGAACAGTATTGCTAACAACAGCGGTAACAATTCCCACTGCAGGAGGTGCCGAGAATGTAACTGTTGGAGGTGCTGTGTATCCACCACCAGAACTTGTTACTGTGATTACACCAACAATTCCATCAGCAATTACTGTTGTTGCAGCAGCACCGACTCCGCCACCACCAACAAAAGCAACTTCTGGTGCTACAGTGTAACCAAATCCAGGGTTTGTGAGTAGAACTTGCTGTACTCTAGACTTGTCTGGATTGGGTTTACATAGGTCAGTAATACCATCAATCATGGTGGCAATACCAACAGCAGTTCCTATACCAGGAGCAGCAGAGAATAAAATGGATGGAGTAGATGTAAATCCACCACCCCTATTAGTTAGAGTGACCTTTCTTACACCATCATTAACAACTCCAGTGTAAGCAGATGCTGTGCTACCAATACCAGTCAGTGTTAGGTCTAAACTAAATCCAGTATCGATTGTGATATCATCAATATCATCGATTCCAGTATCAATAACCTCGTCACCAATTCTGAATAGTGAGCAAGTTAGTTCATAAGTATAGTTTTTCTTCAGTTGATAGAAAGGTTTCTCATGCTCAACGTACTTAATTTCAAATAACTTATCACCAAGTGGGAACCAAATTAAATCTCCTTCCTTGGGTCTATCTGATAGTTTTATATTGGGTTTATTCTTAGTTAGTGGAGCGATATAAGTCTCAAAACGATCTCTAGAAATTGTAAGAGTTAAATCGTCTAACTCTTGAATACCAAACTTAGAAAGTATGGTTCCTTGATTTCCATATCCCTCAAATGTATTGACATATGCTTCAATAGGATATGAGTCATTGAACTCGGACTCAATGACTTCTCGTATTACAGTTGCTTCCGTTGCATAGGTTCTTGGTAGGTAATAGACATCTATACCATGAATTTGAATGGTCTCATTGATTAATTCTTGAACAAGTGATTGTTCGCTTCTAGAACCTTGTAGGAAAAACGGGTTGAGCATGTCCTTATCCGATCATGTCTAGAGGTGGAAGTTCATAAGTATTCGACATCTGTTCCATGATGGCATCGATTTCTCTTTGCCCATCATCATATAGTTGTCTCCCATTTAGTTGAACTCCACCGGGGAGAGAAACACCTTGGAACTTGATCAAGTTTTGTCCCCATTGCTTCTTAACTAGAGCAGTGACATACTTTTTCAGGAATGAGTCATTCCACACTTCAGTATAGTCAGCAGGATTCAACTGTCTCCAACAATCAATGATAATATACTGCCCTTCTGTCAGCGCACTCCAGTCAACATCAAGATATAGTCTATCTTGTCTCTTATTAAATCTGATTTGTTTTTGCGTAGTCAGCAAGAAATCAAGATCTTCAAGATAAGTCTTGGTCATTGCATAAGTCAACAGTTCAACTGAACTGAAATAATAAATGTCATTCAAGAATAACTGATATTTGATACTGAACATCCCACTGGCAATGGAATTAGTTCCTTCAAATAAGAATAATTTATTTACACCAATAACATGACTTGGGACTTGGATATAGTTGCTGTTTTCTTCAAAGTTGAAGTCTACAGCAGTAGTGCTAATTCCAGAGGATGCAGGAGCAGTACCCGTGGTAGTAACAATACCAACAGCATTGTTACCTCCTCTACTTCTTCCCCTAGCAATATCGTCAGCAGTGACTTTATACTTCAAGAATGTTTGGTATACACCGTCAAAGTGCCTTTCTTGAAATAGTTGTATTGCATCATCAACTAAATCATCAATTTGCTCTGCAGCAACATTAACCTCCAAAACTGGAGCACCAAGTTTCCTTAGAACATAATCAACTAATTCTTGTCGGGAA